ATGGATAATCATAATCAATGTAATTATGTGAATCCACAAAATGTTTCACTTGACTGGGAATGTTTTATAATTAGTAAAAGTGAAATGTTATTAGATGGTGTACCAAATGAACTTATAAACACTTGGTTAGATAAAGACATTATTACACCATTTTCGATAAGAAATGATGAAATAAACTTTAAAACAAAAGATATTTGGGATGCACTAATACATCATAATTGGTACTACTCAAATTAATTTGCCATATATAAGCTAATAGCTCTATTTGTAGTTTCAATTAATTGATGATCTGTGTAATTAGACATCACATACGCTCTAATTACTTGGTGTCTTTCTTCTAATCGAGGGAATGCTTTATCTTCACTAACGTGTTCGGCCAATATACCAAATGGTGTGTTATCATTTTGAAAACCCATGATGAAATTGTAAAACGTCATAAGAGTTGCCCCCTTCATTTATTAAACGCTATTTAAAGTGTTATTATTAATCTTATCAGAAAACTAGTATTTGTAAATGTGCAAAAGTGATTTTGCACATTTTTTTGTTATCTGATTCTAAAAATATTAACGAATTATACAACTTTAAGGGTTTTTAGCATGTAAATATTCTTTTCATATTAATACTATACATCCCTATATATGCTCACTTGTTTGAATTAATAAACTTTAGCATTCTACAATAATATTTTAAAAATAACTATACTTTTTATTTACCTATTGGAAAATAGTGTTATCATATTTATTAAGAAGCTATTTTTATACTAGTAGGTGTCAATCATGAATAACATTTTGTTAAATGCTATCAATATAGTTATTACTACCACTTTTGTTATCTTTAATATTTTAATCACATATAATAAAGATTTAGATGATTTATGTTGGCTCCTGCCTGGTATTATCATTTGTGGTGTGATACTCATCGTATCCTTTACCATTGCAATGATAACTAAAAACTGGTTAAGTGAAATATTATTTTTTATAAATATCGTGCTCGTTCTCTATTACATTTATCCTATTTTTTATAGTTTTATAGGTTAATAATTACGATATATAAGGAGGGTTTCACATGTCTTTACATTTTGCAATTCTGTTTTGGCTAGCATTAATTTTCTTAGTTGCCGCTACGTTTATACTCTTATTAATGAAAAAAACTGGCACAGAATCTAAAAAAGAGTCCTATTTAAGTTTCACTGTCATTCTCTATATATTCGGATTCGCTATATTAATATACACATTTATATTTGGTGTGCTATAAATGAAATTCATTTTATATCCAGTCTGAAACGTCTCAAAGATGTTTTAGACTGTTTTTTATTCTTAATAGACATTTCACACTCTTATACTTTAATATTTAAGATATGTTTTAGTCTTGCATGCTTATTAAAGATTAAAATTATAATTTAAGACTATTTACATATATTTCTTCAGCAAGGAGCTTTTAAGTGAACTATATTAAACGAACGATAATTTTACTTATATTATTCGTTGTCGTATCCCCTATAAACTCACCAAAAACAATTGCAGATAATAAGTATTCAGAAATTCAAGATGACAAATTCCAATTACAACCTGGTGATATTATTATTACAAAAGGCCCTGTCATGTGGGGATTTTTTGGTCATTGTAGTATCGCGATTGATGATAAAACGATTTTGCAAATTGAGGGGCCTGGCGACAAACCAACTACACAATCCTTCGAATCTTTTAAATATAATTATGCAAGTGGCAAAAATGATTGGATGAAAGTTTATCGTTGCAGCTATCCTGGTGCAGGTAAAAAAGCGGCTGACTGGGTTAAGAAAAACTATGAAAATACAAATCATCGTTATCTAGTTACATTAAATTTGAACAGCAAAAAATTTACATATTGTACTAAAATTATCTATCAAGCTTATAAATTTGGTGTAAGTGAAAAATCTGTTAAAAGTTATGGACTACATATTATTTCACCCTATGCAATTAAAGATAATTTTATAGATCCATATAAACTAAGGCTTGTTAAAACTTATTAAAACTATTTCATCAAAAAGTTAAATTAGTTTGTGTTTTGCAATAAATTGGGTATAGATTACAAATGATATTTCAGGAGGCCCAATATTTTGAATGAACTAACTAAAGAACAAAAGTATACAATAGCTAAATTTTACAAATTATATATTGAACGTTCGAATAATGGAGAAACAGAAACAGTCGCTAACTTTTTTGGCGATGCTAAAGATGCACGTGAAAACTATTTTTGCGATCGTGATTATCAAGACTTCTTAACTAACTGCCAAATTTTAATTCAAAACAAATACTTAACTGGTGAAGTTTTGGACGATAACATTTACAATATTTCTATTTTAAACAAGACATTTATTGAATTTGAACAAAATTTTGGTTGAACATGAATGTCTCAACTATAAACTTTCTAACCCTATTTTAAAACAGGAGTGAAAAACATACATGAGTGAATGGCATATTAATAATCAATCTACAAAACCTTTTTTAATACAACAAGCGGAAAAGCAATTGTCTATTGTTAAACCGTTGCCTAATGGTAGCTTCCAAATACTCACAGAAATAGATTTGGAGTATGGCAATGTTAGTAACATCGATCATTCTCTACTTGTTTCAGTAGACCCCAAAGCATTAGAAATAAGTATATTTGACGCTGTAAATTAAACACAATATTTTTATTTAATTATTTTAATGTTTCGCCTTTTAAATGAAAACAAGATTACTGAATTATTATGAGATTTTAAAAACAATAAATATTCTCAATAATTAATCAGTCTTAATAAAAAATTAACAAAAAGTTGATTAGTTAAATTATTAATTAAGTAGTAAGATATTATGCGATGTGGTATCCTATTATTGTTAAACATTTTGAGTGTTTAACATTACTTCTTGTTATCGCCATATACAGACTTTAATTCTCGTCATTATTAAAGTTCTGTATTGGCGCTTTTTTTATATTCAAAATCAAAAGTCGGACAGATGAAAAGTAAAATACTTTTTCCATCAGTTCGATTTATTTTAGAACCATTATATATCGTTAGATCTCCACCTAAATTTATTGGACAAAAAATAACAGCTAGTGCTTTTACCACACCAACTGCTATCGATTTAAAGCATAAAAAAACAGCCCTATAATAAGGACTGTTTGAATAAGTTAAAATTACATTTTAACTACGTTTGCAGCTTGCTCGCCACGGTCGCCTTCAACGATGTCGAATTCAACTTTTTGGCCTTCTTCTAATGATTTGTATCCATCTTCAGCGATTGCTGAGAAGTGTACGAATACGTCGCTACCATCTTCTCTTTCGATGAAACCAAAACCTTTTTCTGCATTAAACCATTTAACTGTACCGTTATTCATATTGAATACCTCCGTCGTGCTTTTGCACTAAATATTTTGTAACAAATTCATAAATGAAAAGGAGAATATTCTATATAAATAACTCACATTTTTCTTCACGCTCTTTATTACTTAACTTTCATTATACACTTTTAAATATAGAAGTAAAGCATTATTTTATTTTCTGTGATAATACACATTGAAATATATAGTAATATTCCATTTTAATACTAAATTTAAAATTTTTAATTTCTAATATTAAATACACTTGCTTTTGATACTAATTACTTTTTTAATTCTGAATGGATAATAAATCATATCGTGATCTAAAAATTATAAAAGTGCCACTAGCAGCAGTGACACTTTTACAATGAGCATTATTGACCTGAATCAGCGTTGTCTTCGCTCCAAATATTTAATTTCTCTTTTTTCGCTTGTGCTTCACTTTTTCTTAAAAGTTGTTCATGTGTATTGTTAGGTTTATAAACATAAGCAACTTTAGCCAAGCCTTGACGAACTAAAGCTTCGTTTACCATTTTTCCATCAGCATAAATATACGCTAAGCCACGTCCATATTTATCAGTTCTTTGACCTTTGTCAAACTCGACTTCAATTTTCTTTGCATTTTCTACCATTTTTTTCGTAAATGCACTTGCTTCAGGACCATATTTCTCTACACCTTTTTTAGGATGCTTTGTTTCAGGTGTATCAACCAATAATAGTCTGAATGTCATTGGTTGACCTTTGTACATTAATTTAACCGTATCACCATCAATCGCTTTAATTAATGTCGCAGGTTCTTTATGTAATTTTTTAGTTGAAGTTGCACTATATACTGTTGGATCTTCAGAACCACTTCTATTTATGCCGTTATCTGTTTGTGATGCATTTGCTGAGCTACTTAGACTTGAAACTACAACTAAAGTTAACACTAAGCAACTAGTAGCGAAAAAGAAAAACCTCTTTGCGTATTGCCCTTTCGAAACATTACTGATAGCCATCCCTATAAGTAACATTGAAACAATTGCCATACATATGCCAGCACTTAATAAGTATTCTGTCATAACTAACACCTCTTTCTTTTTAGTTAATTTTAATATTAAACGTTAATTAATTATAATTCTACATTTTTACAATTAATTAATAAAAATTTAATAATTATAATAAAATAACTATACTTACTTTTATGTATTTTCTATATTTTAGGTTCCAGAACTTATATATTTAGCCTTATTTGTAAAATTAAAAAGCCTACAACATGAATCGTTGCAGACTATCATATCGAGACAAAGAGGTTTATTAGCGTCTCTATATCTATGCGGAATTTGAAAAGATTATTTATTATATTTACGGGGATAAATTGTCATTTAAAAACGAGATGTATAACTTATAATTTACTTTGGATTAGCGTTTTTCAGTTTTCTCTATCTTATTATTCACCTTATCAATTTGTTTATTTAAGTAATTTTGATGAGACTGACTGAGTGTACTTACCTTTGCAGTAGCTTTAGCAAAGTCTTCATATTTTTGCGTATATTTATAATCATTAATTAAGCTTTGTGCTTCTTTAACATGATCACGTCTAATAACGCGTTTGTCACGGTCTGTGAAATGTGATGAGTCAATTTCACTATAACCAACCATAGCTCCTGATTTACCGCCTACGTATTTTGAACTCATTGATAATTCTAAAACATTATTAGAAGAAGTGCTATATGTAATTTTATCGTAATCGTTGTGTTCTCCACCTAATCCCTTCAAATCATTTTTGGGATAGTAAATAAAGCTTTCATTTACTTTCGAAATAGCATCTGTTATAACTTTTTCTTCCGATATTATTTCAGTAAATTGCTTAGTATCATATGCGCTACTCTCTGTCACTAATGCGTTTGCGTGATTCGAATACAATAATTGAGTTGCACAAATTACACCCATTGTTAGTACTAGTGCTTTCCTTTTCATTTATTTAAGCTCCCTTATTTGCTTTGATTTAAAAACCGACTTTTTTACCCTGTTTTCTTCGCCATTGAAAATTATATACCAATATTTTAGAAACAATAATTAACTTGTGATGAACAAACTATTAACAATAATCTTGAGTCTTATATTTATCTTAATTAATAATATATTTATTTAAGATTATGTTACTTCCAACTTTCAAAGTAGAAAAACGGTATAATTTGTTGATGGGTGTTTATTGATAAACTGCAAAAAACATAGCCTACAACCTCATAGATTGCAGACTATGTTTAAAATAATAGGTATTTATCATATCTCGTAAACTTAATGTCAATTTTATACTCGTGGTGCTGGTAAGATGCCCTTAAACTCAGGAACAACGTGTGTAGGGCTATTACTTGGAACAGCATATTGATAATTTACATTTTTGATATTTAATGCTGGTTTACCAGTTTTAAAACCATTTGATTTTGAAAATGAGAAATATTTCTTCACACCATTGACTACTGAATAAGAATAAAAGTATTTATAATTATATGCTTTATTTACTTTAGCATTTTGATGTGTTGCTGTTGTGTTATTTTGGAAACTTGGTACATGCATACGATGTGAATTGTGACCATATGGCGGAATTACCTTGAAACTATTTATTTGTGGCACTACAGAAAAGTGTTTAATTTTAATGCTAGCATGCCCTGGTGTTACAAATTTATGCGCGTGATATCCAGGCACCGCAAAATAATGATTTATCATTAGAGATTGAGATGGGTGTGTATATCTAGGTGTTTCTGATGGTTTAACAATAAAGTGTTTATTAATAGAATCCGTTGCATGATTTACATGTTTATGTACATGTGTTGATTTGTATGAAGTAATAACTTTCTTGTAGTGGGTTTGCGTAGTAATGAAGTGGTGGTTTACTTTGTTTTGCGTAATAAATCTATTTACTTCTGGGCCTTTAGCAACAAAATGCTTATCAACTTGTTGTGAAGCTGGATTGTTTGTTGCTACATTCACGCGATTATTGATTTCTTTGTACTCTAGTACAATGCTTCCTAACTTTGATTCTGGTACGACAAAGTTTTTATCTACAATTTTACTTGCTGCTGAAGGATCTGCAATTTTATTCAATTTATCTTCAGAAGCTACAAAGTTTTTATTGTCAGTTAAACTTCCAACATTTACTTTTGGTGCACTCTTAAATTCATCGTAAGCTGGAATAATTTTATTAATTCCTGATTCTGGAACTACAAAGTTTTTATCAACACTTTCTGTTGATGCATTAGCGTGATTTGAATTGATAAGTTGTGTAGCAAATAGCGTGCTCATAGTTAAAACAAATAATTTCTTTTTCATCTGTTATTTCTCCTTTATATAGACTCAATATTATAACCAATTTAATTTTCCTGTTATATTCACTAACAGCATTATATACCAGAATTTTCAGTATAATAATTAACTTGAAGTAAACGTTGTCTTAACATTTTTATTGTTTTTCAGCTTAAAATTAATTATTGATATTGATAGTTAAGCATAATAATTTTTTCGTAATATAAAGTGAAAAAAGTAATAGTCCACACCTGTTTAGAATGTGGACTATACTAGATTGCATCATTGAAATGACGACTTTGATATTATTTATTGCTAGTTTAAAATGTTGTTATTTTTAAGGCAAACTCATTATTTCCTTTGCAGCCATGCATTAATTATTTGCCATTATATACTTTATTGATTTGTTTATTAAAACGTTTTTGATGACCTGCACTTAAAGTATTTACTTTTTGTTGGGCATTTAATCGGTCTTTATAACTATGTGTATCTTTATAATTATCAACTAACTTTTGAGCTTCTCTAACGTGTTCACGCTTAATCACGCGCTTCTCACGTTCAGTTAAATGTGAAGAATCAATTTGACTCAAACCAACCAATGAACCCGTCTTTCTACCAGGTAAAGCAGATGTTTCTTCAAATTCAATAAGATGATTATGCGTGTGATTTGAAGTAGCTGGTGATTGATGCGTTGTTGTGAAATCATGACTTTCACCATTTAATCCAGCCAATGGTTTTGGTGCCTTATAAATAATTTGTTGCTGAGTTTGACGCTCAACTGTAGGCATTGGTACCTGTGTCGTTGTTTCAGTATATGTAGTCGGTGATGTTGGTTTCTTCGTTGGTGCAGAAACCACAAGTTGCTTGTCGTTTTCGTTGTCGTCTTCGTCATCGATTAGTGAAACCACTGGATTATCTTTGTTCTTAGCTAAAAACTTTTCTTTTCTTTCTTCAGCTTTTCTTTCGTATTCTGCTTTTTGTTGTTCAGAAACTTCTTGAGATGCAGATTTGTAATTTTGAGTATTTAAACTTCTTTTACTTCTCTTAGCAGTATTTGTTTTAGCTTCTTCTGTATCTGCTTTTAACTTTTTTGCCATTTCTATATTTTCTTCATTACTTTCAACTAATGCCGGTATATTCAACGGCCTATTTTCATTGATTTCAACAAAAAATTCATCAATAATTGATTCTAAATCTTCAACTCGTTCTTTAGATAACCTATCATTTTGAGGATGCCTTTCTTCTCTCTCATCATCACTACGGCCAACAATCAAATCTAATTTATTATAAAGATTCTCTCTAGCTTCATGTTGATTTGGAAAAGCGTGTCCAAGCATTAATACTTTATTTTCTAGTTCATTTAATTTAACTCTAACTTCGTAATCTTTATCTCTATCAAATTTTTTCAAATCAGGATTTCTACTTTCGATATCTTGTGTCTTTCTTTCAAACTCATTTTTATTTTCCTTTATTGCTTCGTGAATAGCTAAATACCTTTGATGTGTTAAGCCCAATACACCATTTGGAACTTGGTTGTTATTTTTTTTACTACTTTCTATTTTTCTCTCTTCATCTAAAAACTTGTTAAGCGCATCTAATTCAGCAAATAATTTTTTTCGGTAAGTATCCATTGCCTCTTTATATTCAGGTTCATCATATCCATCGTTTTTATTTATTTCTGATGTACACATAACGCTCCTAAGACTGTCTTTATACTGCTTTAAGGTTAAATTATTACTCTTTTGCCCTGATACAGATAACGCTTTTGATACATATGGATTCTCCTCCCCAGAAACCACTGCACTCGCACGATTGCTTTCCCAAATTTGTGATACACATAATGCTCCCAATGATAAAACTAGCAATTTATTTTTCAACTGTATTTTCTCCTTAATTTTCCCTAATTAACAACCTACCTTACACCCTATTTTTTCGCCAAGCCAAATTATATAACATCTACCTTTTTAAAATAATTAACTGTTGATGAATTAATTATTAATTATATTCAAACAATATATTTGGAAAATCCAAGTAAAAAAGCCACCTTTTAAGGTGGCTTCTTCATGAATCATATAATTAATTTAATATCATTATTACTTATTTCTTATCTTTATTTTCTTTTTTTCTTCTGAAAAGTAGTAATGAACCTAATGATGCTAATAATCCCCAAATTAGTGACATATTCGCTTCACCTTCAGAACCTGTATCTGGTAATGGCTCTTTACTATCTTTAGCCTCATTTTTATTAGAAGCATTAGTACCATTTTTAGGTGAATTAGGCGGAACTACATTATTGTTAGAACCTGACTCGAAATCGCTATTTGAATCACTGTCTGAGTCGTTGTCTGATCCTGTGTCACTCGTTGAATCAGAATCGGAATCACTCGCTGAATCTGAGTCGCTATCTGAATCTGAGTCACTATCTGAGTCGGAATCGCTATCCGAATCTGAATCGCTATCTGAGTCGGAATCACTGTCGGAATCTGAATCGCTGTCTGAATCCGAATCACTGTCTGAGTCTGAATCACTTGCTGAATCTGAGTCGCTGTCGGAATCTGAATCACTATCTGATTCTGAATCGCTATCTGAATCCGAATCACTGCCTGAGTCTGAATCACTTGCTGAATCTGAATCGCTATCTGAGTCGGAATCACTGTCGGAATCCGAATCGCTATCTGAATCCGAATCACTGTCTGAGTCAGAATCGCTGTCTGAGTCTGAGTCGCTATCTGAGTCTGAGTCGCTATCTGAGTCGGAATCGCTATCGGAATCTGAGTCACTGTCTGAGTCTGAGTCGCTATCTGAGTCGGAATCGCTGTCTGAGTCTGAATCGCTATCGGAATCCGAGTCACTGTCTGAGTCAGAATCGCTGTCTGAGTCTGAGTCGCTATCTGAGTCGGAATCGCTATCTGAATCTGAGTCACTGTCTGAGTCTGAATCGCTTGCTGAATCTGAATCACTTGCTGAATCTGAATCACTCGCTGAATCTGAATCGCTTGCTGAATCTGAATCACTCGCTGAATCTGAATCACTCGCTGAATCTGAATCGCTTGCTGAATCTGAATCACTCGCTGAATCTGAATCACTCGCTGAATCTGAATCACTCGCTGAATCTGAATCACTTGCTGAATCTGAATCACTCGCTGAATCTGAATCGCTTGCTGAATCTGAATCGCTCGCTGAATCTGAACCACTATCTGATGTAGAATCACTACCCGAATCTGAACCGCTATCTGAATTAGAATCGCTGCCAGAATCTGAACCTGGGTCAGAATCTGAATCCTCTGGAATTGGTTCAATTTCACCCGGCTCATCAGGTTGTTCAGGAACAACAGGTTTATCGATACCGTCACCAGAACCTGATCCGTTATTAAATGCTACTTCGTTGTCCCATGACATAGAGCGCCAAATTATATTTGAGTTATATCCATATAAAGTTGAACGTAAAGCTAAATCACCTTTGCTATTCGGATCAATATGACCATTAACAACTACAATATACGGTGTTGTAATTTGATCATCAGGCGTATTAAACTCTACTTTATATTGATTTGGATTTGGGAATGTAATATTTACACTATTAGTGACATCCTCAAAGTTTTCTGGATTCACAAAGTAACTTTCAGATAAATCAGCTGCATTATCTACTTTATATACTTTAATACTTGTATTTTGCTGATCTATTAATGCATTACTATCCGTATTTGGTTTTAAATTACCTGTTAAAACCGGTGCAATAACGTTATCTCCACTTGGATTGACATAAATTGTCTGACGATACGTATTATTTGTTTTATCGACTTGGTCAATTGTACCTTTAATAGATAAGTTATAAAACTTACCATATTTTTCATAATCTACTAATACTGTTTTGTTTGCTGTTGTATTTCCTATGCCAGTAGCCAATGTCACATTACCAGTATGTGTAACATATTCAGGGTCAATGTATGCAGGCACAGTTAGTGTTGCTTTAACATCATCTTTAGTATTTACATAGTCTGTAAATGTATAAATAACATTACCATCACTATCGATTACACCATTAGCTAATACTTGATCTCCAGCCATAATTGGAGGAACTTTAGCAGTTGAAGTTACACCATTTAAGTTTAATTCTTTAGGTACAGTTATTTTGAATGTGTCACCTTTAACAGCAGAATTAGGCACGGAAAAACCATAATTCAGTTTGACATAACCTGCTTGGTGCGGATAAACTGTATCTCCAGATTCAATACCAACAGTAACATCTGTCAACTGATTCGTAATATCTGTGCCAGCAGCCGGTGCATCTGCAGCTACAGCCGCTAAACTAAATGCTCTCATTCTAGGCGCACTTGGATTAACGGCTTGACTAACTACATCTTTATTACTTGCATCTGTACTCTGTGGAGCTGATTCATTGTTTGAAGGTGTTGCTTCAGTTGAAGTGTCTTGCGTTGTTGAAACATTTTCCGCATTTGTAGAATTTTGAGGTGAATTTACAGATGATACTGTATTAGTATCATTAGAAGTCGTTTCATTACTTGTTTGATTCACTAATTCCTCCGCATTTGTATTGTTTGATTGAGTTGCTGCCGGTGTATTAGCTTGATTCGTTGCCGTAGTAGTACCTTCACCAGTTACCGGTGTTTCTTCCGTAGTTGCATTTGTTGATGCTGATTGTGTCGTTTCCTGTTGTGCTGGATTTTGTGCCACACTCGTTTCGCTATTATTAGTGTTTGACGTTGTTTTAGTATCACTCACGTTTGTGTTGTCTGTTTTAGGTGCAGCGTTAACGCTACTTGGATTATTACTTTTGCTTTCGTTACTTGCGCTATCGGATTGCGTAACACTATTTTCACTTGCATCTGCTTCTTTACTGCTGAGTAGTCCAAAACCGATTAACGTACCTACAAGCACTGAAGCCACGCCAATCGATTTTTTCCGAATTGCGTGTTTTTCTTTTTTCTTCATATTCATTTTATTCCCTCTTTTTAAAAAGTCATTTTATATTAACTATATACCCTTTAAAGATATATTTAATCTCCATTAATGCAATTATACACTAAAATTGCATTATAGCAATTAATTTGTATCGACATTTTATTATCCGCAATAATACTTTACTAACAAACATTTTATTTATTGCTATTTTAAAAATTGCAAACGACAATGCGCGATTTCATTGTAAACAATTTGTATTATTAATATGAACTCTGCCTATTGTAATCCTAGCTTGAAATCATATTTTTTCAAAAGCAGATGTGTAATTTATGGTACCTGTTTTTCCCGCTAAACTGTTCACTTTTAATTCTTTAATTAAAAACACTTCATCTGGTATACCATCATATGGTGGATAAATGTCGTACATACTTGCGCGTTGATATCCTAGATTGGCATAATACGTCGGCCATCCTAATACACTGATAAAATTATATCGTTTTAATATTGCTTCTCGTTCTAATGCTTGAATCAATCGCTTCCCAATACCTTTATTTTGATGATGAATATCAACAGATACAGGTGCTAACACTAATCCAATTTCCCGTTGTGCCTCGTTATCAAGATAAACTTCACTTAGTAAACCGTGCCCTACAACTTCATTTTGAAGAACAGCTACTAATTCTAAGTTATTGTCATACGTATCACTTAGACGAATTTGGTCTACTAGTTCTGATTCATTACCATAACCATGTTCACTATTTTCAAATGCCGTTCTAATTAACTGGTCAACTTGAGCAAAGTCATGTTGATGTATTTGTCTAATTTGCATCTTTGCCCCTCCTTTTAGTTCTATCTTATAGAAAAATGCATTACAACATAAAGTAATATTTTATAGTAATGACCCCATTATTTCATTAAAATTGAATGATATTTTTCGCAATAAACAACTACCCTCTTAAATCAATTTTTAGATAAACTGCAAATCATAAATTTCTTTATTATTATAAGTATTAAAACGGTCGATTTGACCTTTTAATATAACTTCCTGTTGTTTGCGACTTACATTATGATAATAAGTCATACGTACATTCAAATCAGCTTCATAACCATTGTTCTCAATCGTTCTTTCTAATTCTTCGTACACATTTTTATTAATTGGTAACATGTACCCTTCTTTACTAGGTAAAATATTCACGTATTTTTTCTGTATGACTTTATCATTCCCCAATAAAACCTCTATTGCAATTTTTTTAGCAGCACCGCCACCTAAATTATATAGTTTAATATAATCTTTATGATGATGCTCATCTGTTGCCGAATTCATTATATTAAGTTGATCCCCCTCCCTTTCTAATAAAATTTGGTTAAAACCTAAAGCTGGCAGAAAGCTAATTTTCATTTGATAAAGTTGAACTGAAACTGATACAAAATAAAATAAAGCCATAATAAATGTTCCAATAGATCCTATAGCTGAAATAATATTAATCATTAAGATATCACCCTTCCCTTAAGAAATTTATATGATTAATTTCAAACTGAAAAAACATTTTACTTAATCGTTTATATCCAAAAAGAATCATTTTAAACGTTATATTCGACTGCTCATATAAAAAGTTTTTCTTTATAGCCTTAAGTAATTTTTTAAACATCAAATACTCTTATTATTACGGCAATCTATTTGCATTGACTAAAAAATACAATAACACTTTTGAGAGTTCCCATCTTTGACCAGTATTTTCCAAATTAATAACACATCTTCTTCAATACATATTCATCTCATACAAATAAGTTCATTTTTTTATTTTTATAAACGCAATTTCTTAACAAATCAAAATTTTACATTTAAATCTTTCGATATATTACAAGTTTTTTAAAAAAGTAATATATTTCTATCAATAAAAGTAATATAATATTAGTAATTATAGTTTCATTAATTTATTGCAACAATACATAGAATCATTATTACAAGAATTATTTAATATCATCTTAGAATCTCACAAAATATCAACTTTGTTTAATTACTCAAAACGTTAAGTCGTTTAGAGTTTTTAAAATAAATTTTTGCGAAATAAAGGAGACATGTTAAATGAAAAAAGTAATGGGGATATTATTAGCAAGTACACTTATCTTAGGTGCTTGTGGACATCATCAAGATAGTGCAAAAAAAGAGAGCACTAGTCACAAAAAGAAAGAAAATGACAATGAAGAATTAAATGAAGAACTTAAAGAATTTAAAAGCAAAAAAAATATGGATATAAAAATTAAAGGCGATACTATTGTTAGTGACAAATTTGAAGCTAAAATAAAAGAACCGTTTATCATCAATGAAAAAGATGAGAAAAAGAAATATATCGCTTTTAAAATGGAAATTACTGCAAAAAAAGACGATAAAGATTTAAATCCATCTTCTATTTCTCATGACTATATTAATATCACTCAAGATGATAAAAATACAGTAAATAAATTAAGAGATGGTTATCTTTTAAGTGATAAAAAATATAAAGATTGGACAGAACATAACCAAGATCAAATTAAAAAAGGCAAAACTGCACAAGCCATGTTTATCTATGAGTTAAGAGGTGATGGAAATATTAATTTAAATGTCCATAAATACTCAGAAGATAAAACAGTTGATTCTAAATCATTCAAATTTAGTAAACTTAAAACCGAAGATTTTTCTCATAGAGCGGAAACAAGAGAAGAAGTAGAAAAGAAAGAAAAAGAATTTGAAGAAGAGTACAAAAAAGAACAAGAACGAGAGAAAGAAAAAGAAAAGCAAAAAGATGACGACCACAGTGGTTTAGATGAAGTATAAATTTATGAATGCTCGCATTCAACGTTATAATCTTTGTTGTTATTATTGTCATTATAGATTAGCTTACTTACACTCATAATGACATACTAATTTAATTGTTAAATATAACAAAAAAGAGTAGCTCGCCTACTCTTTTTTGTTGTTTTGAAATGGTCATTTTTGAAATGACTCGATTATAGTTTCACGAATACCATGCAACATTTTTCGTGAACTCATATTTTACAAATCAATATTTATCGATCAAAAATAAACCTATACACATAGTTAGCTATGCCCTTTTAAAAGTTCTATATTATATTAGTTAAAAATTTGTAAACAATTGGTGTAACAGTAATTTCAATTAAAGCGCATAAAAATGCCACAGGTAAAAATATTAGCAGGTAACACTTTACTATTGATTTTAATAAAACAAAAAAATTTGGCAATGTCTCTTTTCTTTTTCTAAATAAATTCATTGAATTTTTTCTAATGTACGCATTTAATAAGAATAACATTGATAGTTCAATGCTTGTTAAGTATATTTCTAAAATACCATGAGGCAAAATACCAATAAAAATAGCTATCCCTTCGTTTAATTTATATGAAAATGTAACCCCAATAATAACCGACAATGAATAAATTGTAGATATTGTAGGAATAAAATACAAATATGGTATTGGTATTATCGATAATATAAGTGACACAAAAGGAACTATAAAAGCATTATTAACAAATATCTCCAAAAACCCATTAAAATTATAAGTCACTTTATGATTTAAATCTTTACTAGGAAAATCACTAAAGTCCTGTATATTCATACCAATTATGTAAAATACTATTATTAGAATCAAACAAATAAAACAATTGAATTGCATAAATTTGTTACTGCGTTTCAAAAATGAAGATAAACTCAAGTCATTCATTGATTATGCCCCCATCTATAAATACTATTTCACTAAATAGATACGTTCACTCGCAAACGATATCATCCTTAAAAATCTATTAAAAACCAGCTATATTAAAACCTTTAATTTACCATCTAAAACTATCACAACTTTTCCTCGTTACATTTAAACAATATATCAAATTTAAGTCAATTAAAAGAAAAATATAATATTTATAAAAATCTTGATTCTAATTCTAATCTATATATTTAATTCTCTTATTTATGATACTTCTTTAGCTTAATTAATTTTGCAAATAAAATTTACATTTTAAAACTCAAAGCTCAACTTTTTTGACACTTATTTGACACATATTCTTTCAACCCTTAATGCAAAACCTTATATGTACATAACTATTAATTTTTCATTCATGAAAATTTACACCTAAGCAGATACTATCATATCAACGTACACAGCTAATTTAACCTTCCTCACAAGAAGAGATAAAAAACATAATAAAAAAGCCCACATCCACAAAGGTTGTAGGCTACAAATATGGAGACGGCGGGAGTTCATTAAAGCGTTTATCTATTCATGTATAACTAGCTATAAGCATTGTCATATCAACGTTTAAATTGACTAATCAGTTGTGTGTAAAATGTTAAAATTGATAAAACAATATAAATTTGTGCACCCAACATCACTTCATAATTAACGTATTCAAATACGTATTCACTGCCTGCAACGTGTGATTATATTTATATTAATACGTATAAACATCGTCATATTTTTTTATATTCAACGTTGTAATCACGTATTATACTGAATATAAAATATCAAAAATAGATAAATACATATATTTCCCGAAACAACATCATATTAATCCACATTAAACATACAAAACTCATTCTGCTTATTAATAGTTCTAAGATATCATGTTATAATTAGTGAATAAAATCACAAAAGGAAGGTTTTAAATCATGAGACTTCAAAAAGCACCTTTAGTAACATCGGGATTAATCTTAGGTTTGTTGGGGTTGGGCAATCTCTTGAAAGACATATCACTTGTTTTAAATGCTATTTGCGGTATCTTTGCCCTCTTTATTTGGGTTCACCTTTTATGTACTATTCTCAATAATTTTAAAAATGTTAAAGAACAATTGAATACCCCTCTAGTTTCATCTGTGTTCACAACATTTTTCATGTCTGGATTTTTGGGAACCACTTATTTAAATACGTATTTTAGTGATGTAACCATTATCACTAGCTTAATAACACCCTTATGGCTCTTATGTCTTATGGGGATTATGATACATATGATTATTTTTTCAATTAAATATTTAAAAGATTTTTCACTTGAGAATGTTTATCCTTCATGGACAGTGCTTTATATTGGTATTGCTATTGCTGGATTAACAGCACCAATCAGCGGATTTTATTTAATTGGAAAATTATCAGTTATATATGGTTTTTTAGCAACATGTATTGTCTTACCAATAGTATTCAAACGATTAAAAACGTATCCATTGCAAACGTCTATTAAACCGAACACTTCCACAATTTGTGCACCATTTTCTTTAGTTGCTGCGGCATATGTTATAACTTTTCCTAAGGCAAATGATCTAATCGTTATTATTCTTTTGGTATTGTCTCAGTTTTTTTATTTTTATATTATATTTAAACTTCCAAAGTTGCTAAAAGAGCCGTTTTCACCAGTATTTTCAGCTTTCACATTTCCTTTAGTAATTTCAGCAACTGCCTTAAAAAATAGTTTACCTGTACTAACGTACCCAGAAATTTGGGAATGGCTCTTATTTTTTGAAATTACATTAGCAACTTTAATAGTATTAAGAGTCTTTTTAGGCTATGTTCATTTCTTTTTTAAAACTAGCCCGAAGGCTAGCTATAACTCTTAATCTAATGTAGCACTTTTAAAAATATCTTATAGTAATGACAAAATGATAAAGAGAAATATGACAAGACATATCTTAATAAATCTTTGCTCAAAATCAACCAGCCATTCAGCTGCCGATTTTACTTGCTTCATATAAAACTGGGTATAGGGTAAAAACTTAATTCTATACCCTATTATTTTTTTCTCTTTATCCACCAACCCTTAAAATTGCTTGAATGTCTGCATTATTAAAATTAGCTTTAAACTAAAGATCTGAGGTTTCAATTACCATTTGGTAATCCAAGACAATGTAATATTTATTTGTAATTGTTTTAGTATTTACTTAACTGTTAGATAACTTTCAATTTTATAAATTACTATACACATTAAAAATAAAATCATTAAAAGTACTAATACTAATGACAGTCAAACACCAAAGTACCTTTTCCTCACTTTATCATTTTTCAACCATTCCGCCATATATTAAGTATCTATAATCAATACCCTAAATTTATACATACACCTAATATGTTTACATAAAAATAGGCAAGTACCGAAGTACCTGCCTGTTATGCACATTTAAATCTTGAGAGAAATGTTAAAAAGTTCTAGTAAAATAATAGCACATTTTATCTTTAAATGTAAATAGAAAGCAGGTGTGTAATGCACCTGCTTAAATAGACATGACTATGTCATTTCAACTGATTTCTCCCCATTAGTCACCTAATATCTGATTAGGTGGGGCAGAACCATTCCATGTTCTAATAGGCAAGTAATAACGTTGCCCCTCCCGTTTATATAATACCCATAAATAATATTTATATAACTAATTTATGTAATTTTACAAGGCTCAAAATTGAGTTCTGCAGTTAAATTCATAAACATTTAGTATGGAATTTTAGTTTTGCTGTTTGATGTTATGTGTATTTTGGTGCGTTCTGGTACAGGTAAGCTAGCTATTTCCGATAAAGCTCTCAGACCTAAATGTTGGTATGTGCCAACATCTTTAATTTCTTCAGAAACTTTAATGAAACGATGAGCTTGTGTTCTATCTAAGTTGATATTTTTCAACCAATTACCCAATTCTCCATGTGCTAGGTCATTTTCTTTCACATGCTTCAATCTTCGACCAACCTCAAAGATAGATTGACAAGCGATGTTTGAGATTATATTTCACGAGGTCACATTTACAGTTAAAGTATATTTGTGCGTGATTCCCATTCCCCACTGCAACACAGGACGTTTCTCAGCATCAACAAACCACTTCTTTGTGAGAATCTTAAAAGCTTTTATCCATTGAAATTTAATTTACATATTTTTCATTTTGATGCGACAATATCTTTATTTTTATATTTTCTTTAAGTTGTATCAATTTTTCTTCAACAATATCAATAAAATTTTTACCATTTAATATATCTTCTATGTCTTTTTTATAGAAGTTCAGAATGAATATATCATCTTTTAATGCTACTTTACTGCATACTCCCTTGGAACTATCCCATTCATTTTTCCCAGTTAGGGGTTCTAAACTAAATATTATACCAATTTTATAATCACCTTGTCTTAACAAAGAATAAAACTTATTAACCCATGTAACATTTATCTTTTCATGATACTGTTTACATTCTATTATAAAATTTTCTTTTAAAATTGGTAAAGTTTTTTCATAAAATGCTCTTGTAATATCATTAGTTCTTAAGAATAAATCAATTTCATTTGTACTCGTTCTAATATTGTTATTTATTTCATGTAATTGAATACTATTCATTAAATTACTAACAAAAACTTCCAGTGGTTTTCCACTCTTATCATCTTCACTTAGTTTCGAGAAAAGTTGTTTTAAATTTTCTAAATCTTTTTGATTTAGTTTCTTTTGCCTTCTAATATAATCTGGTGGTAAACTATCAAGCATGTCTCTTAAACTATCCCCATCATTTATCATATTATCACCTTATATTTAACTTTTACGTTATCAGGTGTGATTTCAAAGTCTTCATCTGTTTCATCACATATTAACGTATCATTAAAATGTATAATTTCATCTAAAATTAACCCTGTACTATTTTTAGTGTATGGAGAGTATACTTCAAGAACTTTTGAAACTAGCTTTTTATCTTCAAGATCAGACATCAAAATATAAAATTCTTGCTTTGATATATGAGTATCCTCAAAAGTTGAAAATTGCAGGTAATCATTTTTTTTATATCGCATTATTTTTTTTAAGAGTATTGATTTTGTTTGTGAAGATAATGATTGAAAAATTTTATTCTCTTGGACACTTGTTCTCAATAAATTTTGCAACTTTCATCATCTCCTTATTTTCAGCGTTATTTTTATGAAATTCAATGATAGAATAGCCTCTTTCTGTCAAAACGTCAAATCTAAACTTAACAATTAATTGTTTCGCTTTTACTTTATTCAACCATATTAATTGAACCCAAGGATAGGTTGATTCTTCTTCTGTATCTTCGATAAAAGTCATTAATATATTATAAAAAGGATGTGTTGGTGGGAATTTATCTTCATTTTCATTAATTAAGATTTTTAAATCACCAAGTATTGGCAATACAATATCTTCAGATATCCCTGCATCTAGAACAGCATTTGACCCTGCCTTTAACTCCATTTTTTGACCATAAACCTTAATTTCATTATTTTCTTGATCTTTTAAGATTTCTTCGGAATTTTTATTCTTTTTAGCTATCTCATTGATTTTTTTCACATCTATTTCTTCAATATTAAAAATTGTTTCATCATTAACCCAATCTATCATTTCGTCTATTCTTTTTTCATAAAATCTACTGTCATTCCCTTTTAGAAAATAGTTAATTTTAGACACCCTAAATTCTATTATATTTTTATTTTTGTGAATTACTATTAATAGTGGAAGTATACCTTCCATTTTTTCTACTTCTCCATCTACAATAGTAGCTCCTTTACAAAGATAATTAAATTTTAGTATTACTAATTCTTCTAAATCATATAATTTTGGAGTACAAAGACCATCATCCAATAAATTAATATTTTCTTGTTCACTAACTTTCCCTTTTAAATTATCAATTCCGTCATCAATGTTACCATCTATAATTCTAAAAATAGAACAATATTTATATGGTTTTGAATATTCATATTCATATATAATTTTTTCAACTTCTTCTTTATATTCTTCTAACCCTTTAGCTATCAGCTCTCTCTTATCATTAGAATTAACTTTGTCTTCACTTAATTGATATAGGTTTTTATCATCATGTTTAACTGTCTTCATTTTTTTTAAAATTTCAGAAATATCCCTTGTTCTATAATCTTTTATTAATGTTTTTATTGAATTAGAATCCATTATTTTCCTCACCTCTTAATTATTTAATTCAATTATATACATAAATTCGTTAAATAATAAGCCTTTATTTAAAATTGTTAATTACTTATTTTTTCATCATATTATATCTTAATCATACATTGAGTTAGCCATTTTTAATTCCCTAGTTTTCAATTGTTAACTATTTATCAAATCTACCTAATATCATCAGTATGAAATTCTGCATTCGGATATTGTTTACTTAAATTTTCAATATCTCTTTCATTCTTCTCATCATCTTCATCAATACTATCAATAAATATTGGTGTTGTTACATTTAAGTCTACTTTTTCTGTAAATAAGCTGTGGTATCTACCGAGTAAATCACGAGCTTTCATGCGATCACTAGGCTTAATAGGTACCTCTACTGTTTCCACGTGTTCATTATATACGAGGTTCATTCTTCCACTGTCTGGATTACGTTCAAATGTGCCTTTCTTTACTACAGCTTCCTTTGTTTCAGTTTCGTCGCCAACTGCTGCTTGAGTTAATAAATACAGTACCTCTTTGGCTGATAAAATAGTATCATCCATAATCTCGTCTTTCTTACTTTTAATGTATTCGTCCACTTTCTCTTTGCGTAATAACCTACTACCTGTTACATGTGCACTATTCGGGCTATATCCTGCCTTTATAGCGCTTTGAGTAACGTTGAGTGTCTTTATATACTCATTCGCAAAACGTTCTTGTTTAGGCGTTAACTCACTCATTCTATCACCTCCACAATTTTATCTAATAAGGTTTCATACCATAATCTTACAGATTGTTCTGAACACTCTAAGACATTGCTAATATCTTTAAAACTACGTCCTTGTATTAAAGAATCGAAAATATAAAACTCTTTATCATTAGCTACTTGGTCAACAATCATTTCTAAGTGATTCTTTACAATATGATCATCAATGTTATCGTCTGCCATCCATTCATTAGAATTTTCATCACCTATTGAAAAGAATTCATCGGTATTTATTTCATCATCTATCAACACATCACTTCTAGTTCGCTTATGATAATCACAAACGAAGTCTTTTATTTGCTTTTTATCCATTGTTACACCACTTTTACATATGAAGATTGGTGATATGCATTTACTCGTGCAATCTTACTGTTTTCAATTGCTGTATTTCTTTGTTTTTGACGTTCTGAACGTTGTTTAATACTTGCTTGATACAAATCAACCTGTAAGCGTTCAATGACGTTGTAGGGCTTATATCGTCCATTTGAACGCATATATTTTACAACTTGCTTCTGCTCTTTTTCTGTATAATGATTTAGTACCTTTTTCAACAACGCCATATTATTTATAGATCTATTTTTATAGTTTTGTAATCTTGCCTTTGTTTCAATAATTTTGATAACTAGTTTTTCAATTGGATATGAGACAGACACGATCCCCATTATTTCATCACATGTTGTGGTCGACGCACTCATATGGTACATACTTTCAATTTGGAATTCACACATCTTAATTTTTTTATTAATAAATGCTGGGTTAAATTGCGTTAATAGTTGATACTCAGATAATTTATTGTCGCTATTACGATAATAAAAAACGTTCTTAGATTTACTCAGTTTCATTTATCTACCCCACTACTTAATAAAGCCAAACCAATTAAGGCTTGGCTTTTGTCTATTTGTTTTTTCTAATATTTACTTTATCAGCTAAATCTGAAATAGTTGGAACATCTCTTACGTTTCTTTTTTCCTCATCGTTCACATCTTCTTTAAGTGCTTCTAAAATAGATAAGCGTTGGTTTTCATCTAATTCAGCATTGTTTATTGCTTCTAATGTTTTACTAAATTGCATTATTTCTTAACCTCCAATTTTTTGTGTGCATTGAAACGAATTGATTTTGTATTAATAAGAAAGTTGTTGAGGTAAAGTACAATTACTTCGCCATATCGTTGTCTAAATAAATTATCTTTTTTCATTTCATTTTGATCTATCAAGGAATCGAACTTATACATATCTTCTCGATATTCTTCATTCATATTGTTGATTTTATCAATAACATTATTAAACTGTTTGATTGTACCTTCTAATTCACGCGCTAAACTTTGTGCTTCCTCTTGATATAACTCAGGAATATTCTTCCTATTCAACAATAAGTCTATAAGTTTTTCGCGCTTAATGCTGTTAAATAATTCCTTTTTAATTTCAAATCTTTTATTATCTTTTGCTTTCTCATCTTCTAATTTTGAAATCTTATTAAACGTCTTATCAGCCTCATTATCGTTGCCAACTTTTATATACTCTTTATATTTGGAAGATAGATCTTCAATAGTTTTTGTAGTATTTTCAATTTTAGATTCTAAATTATTAATTTCTTCTTTGTAGCCTTTTACTTCATCGGAATATTTTTCAAATAAATGATTTGTTTTCATTTATGTTACCCTCTTTCATTTCATAGTTATCATGTTACACTTCAATTTCTTCTAGGGCTTTCAAACGGTTCTGACTGCCCTCAATTAAGCCCTTAATACTTTTGATAGCTTCTATCTTATCAGCTTGTGTTTTAATGATGTAATAGCCTCTAGTATCTTTTTTATAGCTATATCCGATAGGATAATGATAATTAATGATTAAGTTTGTAATGACTTGTGTTAACCATCTATTGTTAGCCTTATTCACTTCATATCCCAATTGATTAAGCAGCTTTGTTTTAGTAATATATTTATTAGACGTATTTCTTATCACATTGAGTACTTGGCGGTGTTCATTCGGTAAGTTGTACGTCTTTTCTTTTACTTCAAATTCACTCATTGTCTCACCATGCTTTCTGTTGTTTGCTTACTCTAATTATACCAATTCTACACATCTAAATCAAACTTATGTTCGCTATAAATCGCATTATATCAGGTGTTTAGCATCATCCCTATCCCTCTTAAAACAATAAGGAAAAGAAATTTTGTAGTAAAACGTATTAATTTCTATAGAACTTAAGTTCCCATTTTTTACACGAACAAAATACGAACAATAAAACTTTTGCCCTTTTCAAAAATAACAAACATTAACATATATTATCTTTTTAAATTTTTTATACCTTATTAAAACCTTATTACTTTTATCAATATCAAAAACCACTTACCTTTAGTTTCCTTCTTGACGCAATTCTTCGTACCTATCTAAAATCGCACTATTCTTATAACCTACGGAAAATCTTGGGGTTTTCACTTCTTCTTGATTCAATTGCACGTATTTATCCCTTTTCTCACCATTTTGCAATCCTGGTATAAAACATTGTTTTCTTTCTACCTCAAACTTACTATTTTAAAGTTCTCTACCTCGCCTTTTTTTAACCTTGTACACCTTCCTATTTCATTGTTCTCAGAGTCTGCGCACCTTTGGGAAACTTTTGGATTTTAAAAGCCAAAACCTTCCGAAAACCTTACCATTTTAAACTTCTATACCTTGTACAAACCTTGCCGTTTTTTATAAGGAGCCACATACTACATGCGACTCCCTCATAACATTATTTACTTATACTATAATAAGACGCTTTTAGATCATTCAATTTACGTTCTAACGCCGTGTAATCCTCTTGTGCAGCCTTCTCATCTTGTACAAACTCAGTTACTAATCTCAACCCCTCAACTAACTCTGGTGCTGGTTCATTGATTCCCGTAGCTAACTGATACAACATTTCAATATTCGCTATCACATCAGTATTACTCGATTGAATGTCCTCAAGTGTATCGGTATCAAATCCATTTTCTAGGTACTCAAACACATCACTATTATTTGATTCTGCATATGTTTGTAATCCATACATAAAATACTCATCTTCAAACAATTGACTGGCCATCATATCGCTAATAGAAAGCTGTTTACCATCATGTAACTCATAGCCTACATAATGACCTTCTATGCTTCTTATAAGCCCCTCAGTGTGCTTAGGTGACGCTAATTCAAATGATTGCCTTACTTTACAATCTTTAATATATACATGACCGAATAACTTCCCATTCATCATCACGTATGCCATATCAAATGGATCATTGTATAACTTAAAGCAACACGGTTGCACTTTACTATGTTCTAATAATCCTGTGTAGTACCTTAGTAACGTGCCTGCTCGTGTTTCAAATTGGTTTACAATAGTTTCTATGTTCATATCACTTACTCCTTTTTATATAATTTAAATAACTCTTTAATCTAGCTAGCACTAATTCAAAACTTCCTGAAGCTATAACTTTGTAACTTGTTCTTTTATTTAATTTAGGAATATAACTCTCACGCCATGCAGTCCAAGTGTTATCAATATATTCTAAATAAACCGTTGATAAATAACTTATTGAACAATAGTATATTTCGTTAGATATACCAGTTATTAAACCAATACTTTGAGCTTGTTCGTCTAAATTGTAATCCTCTTTAACGGCTTGCACTTCTAACAGTCGCCTCCCAATCTCTCTCCGTAAATACATCGCCGTTTTTATTATCTCCAATCAATACACGTAACGGCTCAATATCTACGTTACATTGAATCGCATAACTTACTGCTTTATATAAATCATTGTTCCTATATTCACTTTGACCGTCTATAATGCGTTGATATGCACGTTTTCCTTCTCCACCTTTGCCAACTCTTACGTGACTAAAACTATAATTAGGTAGTGCTCGTCGAATGGAATATGGCTCTAATACTTGTTGTTTGTAATTACCAGCTTTAGAAAATATTCGTTTCTCAAACTCTCCTTGATACTCAGTTACATTGACACCGTTATGAGTGTATATGCCTTTAGCTGTTTGACTACCTGCAAGCACAAAATAATTATTGGGATGTGCTTTGATATCAACAGATGGTAAATAACCTATCTTCTGTCCGTATTCGATATTGTCATGCTTTTTGAATATGATATGTTTCCCACCACTTGCCGTTGTCTGTACTAATGTATTTTGTGCATTGGTAACAAGTTCTTCGTAATATGGTATTTGTTTCAAACTATCGAAACCATTCTTACCATCTTCATGATCTACATCAATGTCGATACACCATACACCTCGTGTTAATACGCCCAATACATTGGTTTGATGATAAATATTAGAATGATATTCAACGAATTCATCAGTAATATCTATATCAGCAAATGAAACTGTTGGCTTTTTGTGATTATTAAGTGGTATCACTTCAATATTCTTTTTTAATAATTTTTTTGCTACATGATAACCAGTCATTGAACTCCTCCTTTTAAAACTAACCCTTATAGCCATTGTTTTACCTATAACCCTTTATTAAATTTAAATAATTATAGATTACTAAATAAAACTTAGGCTATAAGAGTTAGTGACTGTTATTACAACGATTCATAGGTTATAACAAAGGTTAGCAAGAGTTATTTCTAACCCTAATCATTAATTAATTCTAAAGCCATATTAAAAAGTTCTTTGTTCCCGACTTGATGCACCTTTGTATTAACACCATCAATCCACTTCTGATTATTTATACTAATACCAATCTTTCTCATATCTTCTTTAGCGTTCTTGTAACGTAAACTTGAGTAATCTTGTTCTATCAAGCGTTGTAAAGTTTCATCGCCTGCTAATATAAAGCCCTGTTTTGATAACAATCTGATCATAGTAATTTGAGTTTCAGTCAATTCATCTTCATTAAAATAATACTTGAGCATTACATCCTTAAATTTAAATTCTCTTCCATTTTCTTTTAAATATTCCAAACTCGCTATTAAGAATGACACTGACGCAATAACTGAAATGTTGCCATTAGGTTGTATATAATCCCAATAAGGCTTAAAAATCTGATAACGTTCTTCATCAGTTTCATTTATGGGTCTATCCTTTAGCGATATTTTAACTGTTCGCGTTGTATTGGCTGTAATTTCACCAGTATCGACACTTTCATTTGTATCTAGTATTAATACGGCGTTATTTTTAAATGTAAATGCGTTTCTTCCAATGCCCCGTCCAGAAATTGTTTCACCTGTTGCTATTTTTCTTAATATGCGCATCATTTGTTTAGTGATTTCACCTGTCTCATTAGCATGAGCTATATCTGCACCGTAAAAATTCATCCACTCATTTGCCGATTCAAAACCACCAGAAATAAGGCTATCAAAATTAACTTTGTTCACTGTCATCAATTTTTCAAATGTAGCCATAAACAAACCTTTTCCAGAACGACCAAAATCTTTAAGTAAAAACCACTTTTCTGCTTGTATCAATTTCATTTTTCGATACATTGTATAAGCGTGTGTTAGCATTAAATTGTTTTTACTCTTTTCATTGTCAGTTACTAAATCAAAGAAGTTTCTGGGTATTTCTAAATTGATATCTTTAATATCTACGTCATATTTAATTGAGTAGAGCTCATCACTTTTTAATTTTTGTTCTGTAAGCGTTAAATTTTGGCAATCATATACCCAGTCATTACCTGCAATGCAATATGGATAAATCTTAAAGTTATGAGTTACATTTAAATGTTCGCGGTAAAGCTCTAACATCACATCTAAGAAATCATCAATATAGTACTTGTTATCAACTGGATAGGTTAACGCAAAGTTTGTATTGTCTATCACTTCATACTGGTTATTCTTAACTATAATAAAGCAGTCTAGTTGTTTTGAATAAATGACCCTGTCAGAAATTAGATCAGCTATAAAACGTGCATAGTTATGAAAATGACTAGTTTTAAACGTAGATTGTTTTTCTTCTTCACCATTTTTATCAACAGTTTTGATATTGACGGTTCCATAAACAAGCCCAATTTCTTTTGGTTTTATGGTATAATCTAAAGTAAGATTACTAATATAATCACCTGCAACATTATCTTTTTCTCGGTGATATACATTTCCTTTGTTATTAAAAACTTGTCTATCTGTTGAAATTGATGCAAAGTTTATACGCTTGCTTATCTCTTTTATCCTAGATAGATTAATTGTTGAAACATAATCTAATTTAGAATGAAATTCGAAATGTTTTTTATAAAGTGATACTTCGTCCATGTAGTCACCCTTTCGATAATATTCTGTTTTTGTTAATATATTAATTAGTATTTATTTAATTAAATACTTTGTACATTTGCGTTACTTTCGCTTTGGTCGGTGGAGAGTGACGCTTTTTCTATTTCATGAAACTTTTGTATAAGTTCACCGAACTCTTTTAAGTACACTTGTAATAACTCAACTGTATGTTCATTTTGTATACGATGTTCTAAATAGCTAGCAGAAAAATTAATATGTTCCTGTTTTGTTTCTAATTCATTTTTGACAAATTTATCTTCAACAAACCAACCATGTTTGATAGCTACATCATTGATTTTTTCTTTTACCACTTCAATATCACACATTAAATCTTTAATTTCCCAATTCATTTATAATTCCTCCAAATTTTCAACGAAACTTGTCATTTCTTCAATTGCTACTTTTAGATCTTCAATATCTTCCTTAGTAATGAACTGACATACATTTGAATCCTCATAATTTATAGGAAAATCAACAAAAGTTTCTGTTGCTATTACAAGCTTCTTATAAGTTCTATAATCCACAATAACTTCTGATATCTCACTATCACTTAGTCTAGGGTATTCACTTTTAATAATTGAAGCATCTCTATCATGTTCTCTTTGTAAGAGTTTGTTTATTTTATTAGTGCGTTTTTTACCATTTACCATATGATCGTAATTCAATTTATTTTCAATGTTTTTGTATTCCTGTTTAGTTAATTTATTCATCTTATTCATTCTCCTCTTCAAATTCAAAATTATTTTCTATTTGTTGCAATGTCCACTCGATAATCGCTTGTAAGTGTTGCTCACGGTTTACTGTCTCTGTCCATTCTTTCTCACCACATTTAAATTCATGGATGTATACCTCTGATTTGTTATTAGCTACTGATTCCAAACTGCTATAAATATCTTTAATCACTTCTTTTTGTTCATTATTCATTTTCTAATCCTCCTGTTAAATTAAACCCATAAGTTACCATCATACCGTACACACTAAAAGCAACATACATATTCGATATTGCTAGTAATAATATTGTTAACAATGAAACTAAGCAAATATAAGTTAAGTACATTTTCATTGCCTTGCCTCCTATTTTCCTACTTTAATTTTTGATGAAAACAACTCATCAATTGGCATATCATACATTTCTGAAAGAATCTGACACTCATTTAAATTAAATATTGCCTTGCCACTTTCCTTTAACTGGTAGCGTTGTGGACTAATACCAAGTTTGCTAGCAACTTTCTTTTGCGTGTCACCTTTTTCTTTTCTAGTAATGTATAACATTGGATAAGTTAGTTTTGTCAT